GCACCAGCACGGGCTGGTGGTCAAGGCGCTGGGCTTCACCGACGAGATCGACCCCGAGCAGGCCACGCGTCTGTTCAAGGCGCTCGCGGACACCGCGTCGGTGAGCTACCGCCGCCGGTTCGGGGCCAAGCACCACGGCACCGCGCTGCACGCGTTCGACGACGCCACGCGGATGTTGGTCGCCAAGAGCCTGACTGCCCGCCTGATGGACGTGACGCAGCCGGACCCCCGGACCCCCGTGGAGATCGCCAAGAGCGCCTCCACGCGCCCCCAGACCTTCCGGATGGGGTCTGTGACCTACCACGAGGCCCCCATCGCCCACACGCCCCAGACGCTCCGGCGCAAGGGCCTCGTGCGGAAGGCCGAGCCGCCCGTGTTCGACCGCGGTGACGATCCCTTCCTCGACCCGGCCGACCTGCCCCGCTACCATGACGGGACGCTGCGCGATCCTCGCACCAACCTGAAGCCGCCGCAGTAGGAGACAATCCGTGGGGCTCCGCGACGAGCTACGAGAGTCTCTCCGGTCGGCGCGGAGCGCTGGTGCGACGTTCGTCCGCCAGTCCCGCGGCGTGATGGACGACTACGTCGAGTCGGTGCAGACCGACTCCCGCATGCGGGACCTCGACCAGCGCCTCGCCAAGGCGGCGCAGGAAGCCGAGGCGGACGGGAACGACGGTAACCACGTGATTGTCCCCACCAAGGACGACGGGAAGCACAACCCGGTTCGCGACCCCAAGGCCCTCCACTTCGACCCGTTCGACATCGTGGCGATGATGGGCTGGCGGGAGCGGCCGACCAGCCTCGCCTACGGCGCGATGGAGGGCATCGGCAACGGTGTGCCGGTCATCGCGGACATCATCCGCGTCCGCACCACCCAGGTATGCGCCTTCACCACCCGGCCCGACGGTCGTCACTCGCCGGGCTTCAAGGTGCGCCTGCGGGACCAGAACGCGACGCCCACCGCGGCGACCGAGAAACGGGCCCAGGAGTTGGAGGACAACCTCCTGAACACGGGGTACTTCGACCCCGAGAAGCCGCAGGACGCGATCAGCCTGACGACGTTCGCCAAGATGTTCGTCCGCGACACGTTGGTGTTCGACCAAGCGTGCTTTGAAGTGGTACCCGACCGGAAGGGCCGACCCTCGTACTTCGTCATGGTGGACCCCTCGACGATCCGCCTGCTCGACCCGATGCTCCGCGAGGACGGTGACCCGTTCGCCGTGCAGGTCATCAACGGGTCGCTGGTGTCCGACTTCACCCAGGACGAACTGGCCTTCTGTGTGCGGAACCCCCGCTCCGGCATCCGGTCTTGGGGCTACGGCATGAGCGAGATCGAGACGCTCGTGCGCGAGATCACCGGGTTCCTCTGGGGCATCGAGTACAACCGCCGGTTCTTCTCGCAGGGCTCGACGACCAAGGGCATCCTGAACTTCAAGGGGACAATCCCCGACAAGCACCTTCGCGCCTTCCGACGCCAGTGGTACGCGATGGTGTCCGGCGTCCACAACGCGTGGCGCACGCCGATCACCAACGCCGAAGAACTCCAGTGGATCAACCTCCAGATGTCCAACCGGGACATGGAGTACGGCTCGTGGATGGACTTCCTGATCAAGGTCTGCTGCGCGCGGTTCCAGATCGCCCCGGAAGAAGTCAACTTCTCCTACGGCAACACCGGGCAGGCCGCGGCGATGGGCGGGACCTCCACCGAGGAGAAGCTCAAGGCGTCCAAGGACCTGGGGCTCCGCCCGCTCGTGCAGTTCTTCTTCAACTGCATGAACCAGTACTACCTCCAGCGGATCGACCCGGACTTTGAAGCGGTCCCCGTGGGCCTCGACGACCGCGGGCCTGACGCAGAAGCCGAACTGCTCCAGAAGCAGACGCACGTCTTCCTGACGGTGGACGAGGCTCGCGAGCACGTCGGCCTGGAACCCCTGGCAGACGGCAAGGGCGAATGTCTCCTCGATCCGACGTGGCTCCAGTGGGCGCAGGCCAAGGAGTTCGCGGATCAGGAGGGAGGCCCCGGCGGTGATCCGTTCGGTGGTGACGACGAGGAGCGGGATGGCTCCACGTTCGGCATCGAGGACGAGGACGGCAACGACATGGAAGCGGACGACGAGTCCGGTGACGGCGACGACGACGGCGACGGTGCTGACAAGGCCGCGGAGAAGCTCCCGCAGGTTGCCAAGTCGGATCGCACCGGAGTAGAGTTGGCGTCACCGCAGGTCGTGCGCTACAACCTCGACCTGTAGATACCGTCCCCCTCCCCTGGAGACAAACGACATGGGCGCTCCCTCCCTGCTGGCCGGACAGTCCGGTCTGGTCCTCTCGCTGCTGAACGCGCTCGCCGCGTGGCACTACAACCACGCCGAGGGCGGGCTCGTCACCGATGGTGGCACGACCCAGCCGACTGGCGTGTCCGCCGCGCCGAACTTCGACGTGGACGTGTCCGCGCTCGTCGGTGTCTGCGACGGTGTTGCCTGCGAACTGGTCGCCCAGACCGACGCCGACTCCGATGCTGGTGACGGCGTGGACTTCGGGGCCACCTCCGGCTTCTCGTGCATCTTCGCGGTCGTGCTGGAGACGGGCACCGACAACGACACCCCGGCGATCAAGGGCATCGCGGGTGCCGTCGCCGCCGATGGCAGCGAGGTCGCCCCGACCGACGCCGAGATCGACACCGACCTGAGCCACGCGCACTGGGTCCGTCTCGCCAACGTGACGCTCCAGCGCACGGGTGACACGGCCGTGACCGTGACCATCGACAACACCGTTCGTCCGAGCGTGACCGCCTACTCCGGCAACCTCGCCACGACCGAGAGCGCCTACCAGAGCGGCTGATGCGGATCGCAGTCGAGGCACCTCGCGGGGCGGTCGCAGACCACCCCGACGCCGCGCTCGACGCGCTCCTCGCCATCGCCAAGGCGGAGGGTGTCGAGCCCAGCGAGTGGCTCGCCAAGGCTCTCTCCGCCAAGGGCGTGGTGACGCTCGCGGTGCCCGTGGTGAAGGAACCGCGGTACGCCGTGATCGACGACCGGCTGGAGGAGATCATGGACCTCTACGAACGAGCGATCCAGGGAGCGCTCGACGAGATCCGCGAACTCCTCGACGGTGTCGAGGGAGACAAGTCCGCCTACGCGACGCCGTGAGCCCCGATGGCCGTGCTCATTACTCCGGACGTGGCGCGGCAAGCTGCCGCGATCTTGGAGAAGTGGCACACCGCCGTCGCTGTGGCGATCACCGGGGAAGACGCGGTCAGCCCTGACGCGTGGAAGCTCGCCGTCGATCTGGGGCTCGTGGACCCCAACGACAGCCGACAGGGCAAGCTCCACGACCTCTACCTGTTCGGGGCCTTCCTGGGCCACGTCGAGGAGGCTGGGCAGGCCAAGGAGCGCTACGGGACCACCGTAGACGAGTTCCTGGCCGCGGTGGCGAAGCACCCTGTGGCCCGGACGGAGACGGAGGAGCGCGCTGCGGCGTTTGTCTCCCGCGCCGCCGCCCAACACATCGTGGGCCTGGGCAACCGCGTGGGGGCCAAGGTGGGCTCCACCTTGATCGAGTCCGACCGCGCTCTCGACCGCAAGCTCCGGCGGACGGTGCGCGACGTGGTCGCCGCCCGGTTCGGGGACGACGACGCACTGTCCCGCCTCAAGCTCGCGGGCATCGACAAGGACCTCGACGACGAGTTCTTCGACGACGAGTTCCGAGGCACCGTCCAGCGGATGGTCAGCGACATCGGCCACCTCACGGACGACTGGTCCAGGGACCTCCATCGCATCGCCCAGACCGAGGGGCACACGGCGGTGAGCGAGGGCCTGAAGGAGTCGTGGAAGGCCCAGGAGGAGCGCGCCGCCAAGCGGCAGGAGCGGGCTCCCGACGCGCTCAAGGTCTACAAGATCCCGCGCCCGGGGGCGTGCAAGCACTGCCTACGTCTCCACCTCGACGGAGACAATCCCCGGATCTTCATCCTCGACGACTTGGAGACGCACGGCACCAACGTCGGCCGGAAGGCCAACGACTGGCGTGCCGTGGTGGGCTCGACGCACCCCTGGTGTGGCTGCGCTCTCGTCCGACTCCCGCGTTACATCGACATGCCTCGTGGCTGGAGGCCCGGAGAGGCCGCACCCACGGTGGTAGGCTCCAACGGCAGGCTCGTGATCCCGTGAACGCCCTCACCGTCCAACATCTCCTGGCCCCTACGAGCGAGTTCTCGCCGTACCTGGGCGTGATCAACTTCCAAGGCATCACCCTGGGCATCGAGCATGCCGCGGGCACCCGCAACCCCTGGAGCAAGCGCACCACCCGCGCCAGCTACGGGGAGATCCCCGGCACGCTGAACGTGGACGGCGACCCCGTGGACTTCCTGCTCTGCGCGGGCTGGGACAGCGCCAAGGTGTTCATCATCCAGCAGCGCGTTCCCGACGACCAGCAGCACACGATGCAGGGTGCCGAGGTCGGCGGGGTCCAGCAGTACGACGAGGACAAGGTCGTGCTGGGGACCTACAGCGCTGCCGAGGCCGAGGACGCGTACCGGGACTACTACCAGGGTGCTGGGAGACAAATCGGCGGGTGCGTCGAATGGACGATCGAGGAGTTCCGGGCCTGGATCGAGGACCGGGGGAACCTGGGCCTCCCGGTGGCGCTCGACAAGAGCATGACGCAGGCCCCTCCGGGCGGCGGCTGGCAGTCGATCCCCGGCGGCACGCACGGGGGCTTCCGCCGCCGGTCCAAGAGCGGCGGCTGGGAGTACCACTACGGGCGCTCCAGCGGGCACATGCAGGACGTGAAGGAGGCCGTCGCGGAGGGTGGTCAGGCGGCGCTCGCCAAGCTCCGCGAGGTCCTCGTCCCACCCAAGAAGGTCTTGGCCCAGGTCAAGCACGCCGCCGCGCATACGTGGAAGGAGTTCCCGCAGGCCGCGAAGGCGATCAAGGCGCTGGCGACGGGCAAGGGGGAGGACCTGACCCGCGAGGACGCGTTCGCCGTGGTGTCGGCGGGGATCACGGTGGCGTTCACGGTCAACGCGCTGCTCACCTCCGGCGCGAGCGCTGGTGGCTACACGCTGGGCAAGAAGCTCGCGATGCACATCGCGGCGGCGTCGGTCCACCACCACCTCGTGACCAGCTACGTCGGCTTCTCCGCCCACGGGCTCATGGACCACGCGATGGGCGCAGCAGCCGCCCTGTTCAAGTCCGAGGACGGCGACGACGGCAAGGACGCCGAGGTGTCAGGTTCCGACGACGCCAAGGCCAAGGACTCCAAGGAAGGAGACAAATCCCTCGACGCGGCCAAGGACGAGTTCATCCTTGGGATCATCAAGGCGTTCGCGCACCAGTTGTCGCAGCACGCCGAGGCTCCAGCCGACGACAGCGACGACAGCGACGACAGCGACGACAGCGACGAGGAGGTGAGCAAGGGCCTCCTGAAGCCGCCTGGAGCCGGATGGACCTCGATCCCCGGGGGCAAGCGCGGAGGCTACCGCCGTGGGGCCCCGGGGAACTACGACTACTGGTACCCGCGGAAGCCGCAGCCCAAGCGGCTGGGAGTGCCGCGTCGGAAGGGCAAGGAGATCACCCTCTCCCGGGAGGCTCTCGACCGCCTCTTGAAGCACGGGACCTACTCGATCGTCAGCGCGGGGCGGAACCCGGAGTCCCCCCAGGAAGCGGCTTTGTCTCCGGATGACGCTGTCTTCACCGAGCGCCACCAGAAGCTCAAGCGCACCATCGCATCCGCCGGGTTCAACTACACGGAGGTCGTCGGCCACTACGACGGCATCGAGTCCAGCATCATCGTGTTCCACGAGGAGCCCCGGGAGAAGCCCACGGCGGGTCTGAGCTTGGTGGTTCACCACCGCACGGGCTCCAAGTCGGAGTTCGCCTGGGTTCGCGACCTGGGGGCGCGGTTCAATCAGGACAGCGTCATCCACGTCAAGAAGGGGACAAACGAGCTTGTCTACACCACGGGTGAGCACAGCGGCGAGCACCACAAGGGCAAGGGCTTCCAGTACCTGCCGCTGGCCGATGACTACTTCACGCGCGTGACCCACAAGGGCGCGGCGGCGACCAAGTTCAGCCTGGAGTTCGACTGGAGCGCCTACCACACCGCAGAGGAGGCTCTCCTCAAGGCCCGGCGTAGCCGCAATCGGCCTCCGGGCTCTGGCTGGGAGCCCACCCGCTACGGCAAGAAGCAGGGGGGCATGCGCCGTCGCAAGTCCGGCGGCGGCTACGAATACTGGTACCCCGATCAGGACGAGGCCCACCACGCCGCGGACTGGGAGAAGATCCCGGGTCGCCGGGGGACACGCGGCCTGAAGCGTGGCGCGTTTGTCGCCGTCGCCGGGAAGCGGGGCACCTTCCGGTACACGCCCGAGCACGACAAGGGGGTCGCAGGCCGGACCTGGGTCACCAGCGTGGAGACGGGCAAGCACGTTCTGGTGGACAGGGAGTCCATCATGCCGCTCCGGGGGTTCGACCCCAAGGAGCGCGCCGCCGCACGGCGGAAGGAGCGTGCTGCTGCCCGCCGCAAGGCCAAGCCCAAGGTCGCCCCCAAGAAGGGGAAGAAGCGCACCGCGAGCAAGAAGCAGACCCCCAAGAAGGCGTCTGCTCACACGGAGCGCCCCAAGAAGGAGGTACGCGCCGACCTCCGGTCGGCCAAGGCGGGGAAGAAGGCTGTCAGGGCCAAGGTCTACGCCAAGTCGCGGGCCAAGGAAGGGTCCATCCGGCACAAGCTGGAGAACGGCGGCTACATGCTCGCCGCGTACCACCGGCCCGGCCAGCGGAAGCCCTCCTACGGCGTCCACGTCCCGCCTGCCGAGCAGAACGCGTTTGTCTCCGAGTTTGAGTGGCTGACCCGGCAGGTCGCCACCCAGGTGGCCCGGTCCCACGCGGTGTCCAAGGCGTCGCCCGCCTACGAGGACGTGAAGCAGGGGGCCCGCCTGGGCCTCGTGATGGCGCTCCCGTCCTACGCGGGAGGCTTCGACTTCACCACGCACGCCCGGACGTGGATGCGGATGTACGCCAAGCGGGTGGCCGAGAAGGAGTCCCTCGCCGGACAGGGGGCGAACCTCTCGCACCGCAAGGCGGCGGTACTCGACGGCTTCCTCGCTGCCCAGGCTCGCTCGCGGACCCTGACCGGCAAGTCCGAGCCCACCAACGCCGAGATCGCCCGCGAGTGGTCCCTGACCAAGCAGCAGGCGTCGGCGTCCAAGGATCTGGGCTTCTACACCGGCACCAAGGGCAAGCTGGTCGATCAGGCTCACGAGCAGGTCCCGATGGGCCCCTGGCGGATCAAGGGCCCGGACGGCAAGGCCCGCGGTCGGGAGCGCAAGGGCAAGGTCGATTGGATCGACCACCTGAAGTCGATCACGGCGGGTGACCGCGTCAAGGGCTCCGACTGGCTCGACCAGCACCCGCGGCACGCGCTGCCCGGCTACGCCGCTTTGTCTCTTCCCGCGGGCACCGCGCTCCAGCTACAGGACGACGTGACCCGCGTCCTCGACGAGATGTCGCCCAAGGACGCCAAGGTCCTGCGCGTCAAGTGGTACATCGGTGAAGGAGACAAACGACCGGATGACCTGCGGAAGCAGATCCGGTCGGATCTCGCCGTGGCGAACAAGCTGGGCTACGCCCGAGGCAAGGGCGACGCCTCCAAGCGCCGGGCGGTGAAGCCGGTCATCGACAAGGCCCTCGCCTCGTTCAAGCGCCTCGCCTCCGCCCAGCAGTCGCCCGTCGCCAAGCTGGTGGACTCCTGGCACGACGGCCCCGCGCCGATCGAGGAGGCCGCTGGGCTGATCGCCCGGTTCGGAGACAATCCCGAACGCATCGAGGTGTACGAGCTTGCCCGACGCGCAGGCCGCGAGGCCGACGTGGGCAAGGTGCTGGAAGCCGAGCAGGCGGGCACGGCGACGGAGTTGGACTCCTACCGCGTCCGCCAGATCGCACGGCACCAGCGCGACACCGAGGCGATCGAGGCCCACAACGAGCGCGTACAGCGGATCGTAGAGCCCACCGACGCCAGCGACGTGAACACGGGGACACCCGCTGACGCGACATGGCTCTACACGGACGAGATCCTCCACTCCTACGCGCAGGCGATCGCGAACCAGGGCTTGCCCAAGGGCAAGCAGGCTGCGAGTATCCGCGCTAAGGGCAAGGTGTGGAGCGACAAACGCCTCGCCCAGTTCATGGGTCGGCGTCGCAAACGTGCCTGGGAGACAAGCGATGGCTGAGGTCTGGCACCTGTGGAGGGACTACCCGGTCCCTCCGTTCAGCCGCTACGCGGCGAGCATCGAGGTGGAGGGCGAGGGCTTCCGCGTGGTCGAGCACGACCCCCGGGTGGCCGACACGCTGTTCCACACCCTCCTCCACCGGACTGCGACGATGGCGCACACCACCATCGGCGGCGACGGTGAGGGCTACGCGGACGAACTCGTCACCCGCCATCCGGGGGAAGACGGGCACTTGGAGACAGCGATCGGCGCGCTCTCCGGCATCCACCGTCGCCCGCTGGGGAGGCCCGCGTGAAGCTGGGGATCCACCTCGACAAGGTCGAGAAGGCGTTCACCCGCGGCCCCAAGCCGGGCCACAAGTACATCCGACGCGTCCGGGTCCTCTACCGGGGGAAGATGACGTACAGGTACTTCTACGAGGACCCCAAGGACCTCGTTCGCGAGAAGCGCGCGGCCAAGAAGCGCGGCGAGAAGAACCTCGACTACCGCTACGGCCTGATGAAGGACTGGCGCGAGGACTACGGCACGCTCCAGTCTCGCGCACGCAGTGGCGAGGCGTTGACCCTCGACAACGCTTTGTCTCCTTTGGGCTGGGAACGTCAGCCCAAGATCGTGGTCAGCGGCCAAACCCCTACACCCGACGCGGAGGAGCGCGGCCACGAGTACGAGGTCCACGGGAAGACGATCAGCCCCGAGCGGGCCCTGGACCTGCTCGCCGCCCTCACGCCACCCAAGATCAAGCGCGAGTTCGACTCCGTCGTCTCGTCGATCACCTTCACCGACCGTGAGACGACCCCACGCCTCAAGGGGTCCAAGAGGGCGGTGGGCTGGGCCCACAACAACGACGACGGCTCCGGCAAGATCACCCTCTACTGGGACGAGATCAACGCGGCGTCGAGGCGTACGCAGTCCGAGCACTTCTGGTCGGGGGGCTACCACGTCGAGACGCTGTTCCACGAGATGGGGCACTGCGTGGAGTACCGCCTCCGCAAGCGCCAGAAGTACCTGCAGGACTACGACGGCCCGACCTGGGCCGAGTGGCAGCGCCTGTGGGCCAAGACGTGCAAGGGCCGCGACGCCCAGCGGATCAGCAACTACGCGGGCAAGAACACGTCCGAGGGGTTCGCGGAGCACTACGCCGCGATGATCCTGACCCCGCGTGAGGTGGCGTTGACCTCGCCGGAGGTCTACGAGTTCTTCCGGCGCTTCCTGGGCGAGGACGCCGTTCCGCCCCTGGAGACGGACCACAAGCGCATCCGCGAGATCCAGAAGGAGATCGTCGCGTCCAACTCGCAGGAGGACAAGACCCGCCTCCGCAAGCTGCTCGACCAGCAGACCGGGATCTTTGAGATCCCGCCCGACGACCCCCGCGTGTCGTACAAGCACCGGGCTCCGCACACCACGATGCAGACGGTCATGGACACGGTGGCCCGGCCCTTCTACGAGCCGGGGGACGACACGTTCCTGACGCCGCCAGACCCGGAGACAATCGGGGACCAGGGGGCCTACGACCGGTTCTACGAGATGTCGTACCAGGGGCGGTCGGTGTTCCTGCGGGTGGGGCCGACCTCTCGCGATGCCGATCTGGTGACCTGGGATCCGTCGTCGAAGGAGACAAGCGGGTCCAA